TTCACGATGAGTGGAAACCTATAGGTTGGCCAACTTCATATTTTACAGGTTTACCTATAAAATTGAAAGTGGGACTCATCAGATATTTTCATGAAGAAGCATAATCAGGAGAAGTAAGGTTTTCAATGAGCATCGTTTGGGTAGTTAGTGGGAATCTATCGGTTGCCGCTGACAGATCGAAAGATCAGTAGCGGTGACCAATAGGTTTCTCAAGTACCTTTGGAGATTTACTCTGATCAAAAGTTGCATCACTCCTTAGTCTCCTAAGAAGTGAGAACTCTCAATCATGTAGATCTTTAAGGGCTCCTTGAACCCAATAATTACCTATACCAATGACTCGTGTCTTTATCTCAGAATCAGGAATAGTTGAGATCTTTGCAAAACGACCCAGACTTGTCTGGGAAATCTTGAAGATTTCAACAAAATTATTCCAGAATTTGGATGAAGTGAAATCCTTATTAGTACTAATAAGATCTTTATATTGAGGTCCACCTACAACTCCTAGGTGAGTAATGACTTCATCTGATAGGGTCTTAAGATCCTCTCAAATAGAGACCATTACTTGCCCATTGGGTCCATTCTTGGAAGAAGAATGTCATTCTCTGAAACGAGGATGATAATTCTTTCTATCTTGAAGAGACCTTTTGAAACTAGGAATTGCTTTCTTAAGTCTATCATTAATATCTTCTTCTCCAAGGAAGGTATCAGTGATTGTCTTAAGGGAGACAGGTGTACCTCCTATAAAGGCCCTTGTCATGTAGAGAACACTAAGGATTATTCGCTGATAATAAGGATCATCAAGAAATTCTCTGAAGTGAGTGAGTTCCTTTGGAACTCTACTACTCTTTGAAACTCTTGACTCCTTAGGAATCTCAGGATCTTTAACCAGTGATTTAGTATAAAGGAGTCTTACTTCCTTATTCCATTTCACTGCAGTTTCAAGACCCTGAGTGTCTACAATTAGTATGAATTTCTTCATATAATTGTGGACACAGTCGATAAACTTAGTATCCTTCTGGTAAAGAATACAGAAAATATGGATACTTCTCAGTACAGACTTAAACGTTTGTATTTGAGTTTTATTCATGTTTTCTTATTATTTGCCGTATAACGTGTACACCCTCTCACGAGGGAAGGAACGTTTACGATATGAGGGCTCTCTGCTCACAAGAGGTATTATTAGTACACCATTACTGGTCCC